GGCAGCCGAAACAACCGGTGCCAGTGCTCTTTTAATTAATGCGAAATTTAATAAGTTAGAAGCGGATAGCGATACCGAAAAATTTCAAAAGAAATTCGAAGCAATTAAACAGTGGGCTGATGAATCATCGAAAATTCTTACAGCCAGTAACGAACTTTCAAAACAGATCGAAGCCGGACAACTTCAAGACGCTGAAGAATCGAACACAAGTAAAACACAAGATTTAGACGATCGACTTTCTAAAGGTCTTATTTCTCAAAAGCAACATGATGCCGGGGTCGCAGCTTCAGCGGCCGATCTGGATAAGAAGAAAAGAAAAATAACTCACGACCAGGCAGTAAGAGAAAAGGAGCTTAATATTTTAAGTGTGATAATAAACACAGCAGCGGCAATTATGGCACAATTAAAAATAGGTCCGGCCGGTATTCCTTTGTCAATTGCGGCAGGAGTAACAGGAGCTATTGAGTTAGCTACAATTATAGCTACTCCCGTACCGAAGGCAAGTAGAGGTTTATTATTAAAAGGCAAATCTCATGCACAAGGAGGGATTCCCATTGAAGCTGAGGGAGGGGAAGCAATAATTAATAAAAATAGTACTTCTTTATTTGGCCCGATCCTTTCGGCAATGAATGTTGCCGGTGGTGGTGATGCATTTTCAAATCAACCTTATACTATTCCGGACGGGGGTTATACAGTTAGGCAGTCTCAGAACTCAGGAGGAAACGGAATCACAAAGGCTGAAATGGAAGAGATCATGAAACAATTAAAAGTTTATGCAGCTATTCAAGACATTCGAAAAGCTGATGAAAATTATACTAAAATAGAGGATCGAGGATCTTTTTAAAAATATATTATTTGTTGTTGTGAAGGGTTGGGGCTGTGAAGTTCTGACCCTTTTTGTTTACTGTCATAAAATTGACATTTGCAAATATTATCTTAAATATACTTTTGTAATGCTTAGTTAAAACAAAATGATAGTAGATGAAAGAAATCAGAGTTTATAAAGACATTGACAAAGAAGATATTTTCTTTTCGTTTTTCGGAGAAGAGGACCCATTTTCTTTTTCGGCTGATTCTATCCACAAAGTTTTTGACGAAAATCCGGAAGAAAACGAATTCAAATTCAACATTGATTGTAACGGTGGAACAGTCTCAGAAGGATTAAGAATTTACGATGTAATGCGTACATCCGGTAAAACTCTTTATTGTAATATCGAGGGCGGTTGTCATTCAATGGCAGTAGTTCTACTCTTGGCCGCTCCAAAAGAAAACCGTACAGCAAACCCAAATTCACGGGCACTCATTCATGAAGTTCGAGGGGGTTCATGGGATATGCTTAGGGCTGAAGAGATGAGAATCTTAGCTGATGCAATCGAGGTAGAACAGAACGCAATTCTTGACATTTACGCTGAACGTACCTCTTTCGATAGAGTCGAGTTAGAGCTTCTTATGAAAGAAGAAAAACAACGTACAGCCTCTGAGTTACTTCAATATGGATTCATTTCAAAAATAAATATTTACAGTACTAACAAAAAACCAAAAAACCAAATGAGCAAAACTGCTATTACGGTTCAGGAGCTTTTAAATCAAACGAAAGAGTTTGGTAAAAAACTTAAGAATCTTTTGGAGGGCGAAACCGAACCTGTTAACCAGGATTGGACGGATGCCGATGGTAAAGTATTGTTCACGTCTGAAGGCGCTGAAGCTGACTTGGTAGTTGGTTGCGTTGCTTCTCCTGATGGGACATACGAATTACCCGATGAACGTACGGTTATTGTAGCCGGTGGAGTTGTGACAGAAATCACAGAACCGCAAGCCGATGCAACCGAAGTTGAAAACCTTGAAGCACAAGTTGAGACGTTAACCAACGCTCTTACTGAAGCTCAAAATCTCATTACTGAACTGAGCAATCATGTAACAAGTAATTTTGTTGCTACACCAAGGACCAAAAGCCCGGGTAAACCAGCAAACAAAACCTTAACAGGCGAAGAGTTACGAAACCAAACACGTGAAAAACGTGCTAAAATGAAAGGAGAAACCAAATAATGGCCGCAATTTTAGATTTTAGTCAATTTACCTTCTCCGCTGAAGAAATCAGAGCGGTGAAAGAGCTCCTTTGGGATGAAGTAATTCAGGCTCCTGAAATTTCTATGTTACATACCATATTCGAAAACATTGTCTTTGACAAAGAAATCGGATTTATCGGTAAGGGTGGTATGGTTGGAGTTGCTCAACAGGGATGTGATCCAGTTGCGCAAGCTTACAACATTGCAACTCGTAAAGTGAAATGGTCTCCAAAGGGATGGGAAATTTTAATTCATCAATGCCGTACGGATATTGAAGCAACCGCCGCTGTTTACTCAATGAAAACCGGAACTTCTTATGATGACTTCACCTCGAGTGATTATATGGCAATCATCCTTGAAGCTTTGGCAATTTCAGTGAAAGAGTTCATTATGCGTTTGTTTTGGTTCTCTGACACCACCGCGGATGTTATCGCTAATGGTGGAACGTTAACCGCCGGAACTGACAAGAAGTATTTCAATATCATTGACGGTTTTTGGAAACAGATGTTGACCCAAACAACTGTTAACGCAGCTCAAAAAGTTTCTATCACTGAAAATTTAGGTACAACTTATATTCTTCAGGCTTTAGTTCCTGCAAATGTTCGTGATACTTATTTGCCTGCATTGGTTTTTGGAGCTGATATGAACTTACGTGGTATGGCTAACGGGTTCATTCCTTGTACACAGTCGTTTTATGATGCTTATCAAAAATCACTGATGAGTGTTAATGGCGGAATCGAAGCATTGTATTTGAATCTGATTGGTGGAATCAAAACCCTTTCTTTTAATGGTATTCCATTGCTTCCAATTCCTATCTGGGATGTGATCATACGTACTTCGTACAATACAGGTGCTAAATGGTTGAACCCTCACCGTGCTGTATATGTAACGAAGGATATACTCGCTGTAGGTGTTGACTCTTCCAAGTCTTTTGGTGACATCGATGTTTGGTATCAAAAGGATTCCCGAAAGGTAAAAATCGAAGCACAAGGAAAAGCAGATGCAAAACTGTTGAACCCAGCCCTATTCGAATTAGCAATCTAAACCCATTCCGAAAGCAAAAGAGAATACACTTGATTGTCGTATTCTCTTTTGAATAGGAACTAAAAAATTAAATATATGGATTGTTCAACTATTGCCGCCGGCTTAATTGCCGTGAATTGCGCTAAATCTTCCATTCCTGGAACTGGAAGTAAAGTATATCTCTTGTCTTATGCGGAAATCAACCGTATTTTGTCAACTGTAACAGAAAATGTAATCTCAGCTATCATTATGGTAGCTACAAAAAAAGGTTACGTTTTTGAAACTCTTGATAACTCCGTAGATGGTGACACTGCTCTTGTTAAGGGCACTTACTACTCAGACTTTGATCAATCATTAATGTTGCGCGTTTTCTCGAAAACGCAAGCCGCAAAAACATTTGTCGAAAGTTTGAAACTCGCCCGGGTTGTTGCTATTGTGCAAAATAAAGAAACTGGAACCGCTGGTGAAATTACTTACGAGGCTTACGGATGGGATTCAGGTCTTGAACTCATGGAAATGAAATCAAGTACCCTGATGGCTGATAAAGTAGCCTTTGAACTTAAGTTAGGATCAGGAGCGAAAGCTAAAGAAACTAGTCTACCAAAGTCAGTCTTTATCACTTCAATTACAGCTACTGAAACTATGTTAGCCGGATTGATCGCATGATTACAAGGCTAAAGACTCTACAATTAAACAGGAATCAGTTCTCCACACCGGATGAACTGATTACCTTTTTAAAAAATAATGAAACCTTGCGAAATGAAATTGAAACATTAAGTAAGGTTTTTTTTCACAAATCAGTAAGCGGATGTAGTAACTGTTACTTTGATGCTTACATACAACTTATTTCATTAAAAATCAACATTGCAATGGAAAAAATAATATGTCAATTTCTTTTACTTGCCGGTGCACTTTTGCACGACGTTATAAACTTCGATAATGATTTACTCATGTCGAATGCCAACATTACTGATGATTTATCTTTGTATCATTTAAAAACAAATCCAAACTGTAGACAATATTTTCAGACGCTTCCTGAAAACGTTGATGAACTTATCGATGCTTATCAAATACACGGTGAAGAGGTTCTGTCAGAAACCGATCAGGCCGCTTTAGATTTGGAAATTCAAAACCAGATTGATGCTGAAGAAAATCTTGTTTCTCAGATTCACGTTCTTTTGAAAAACGAAGTTACTATTACCAGGATAAAAGAAATGTTCAAAGAAACTGCAAAAGTAGGAAGTAAAAATCTTACTCAACGTTTTTTGACCGAACTGATCGATCGTGCGAAAACTTTGAAAGAAGTGATTCCTTTTGTTCCTGTTGTAACAGAAGAAACAAAAACGGAAACCTCTCCTACTTTGGAAGTTCCTGAAGCTCCTGCAATCCCAACTGTTTAAACCCTTAATAAGCGTTCATAAATTGTGAGCGCTTCTTTTCCCATGAAAGCAACTACATTAAAAAGAGACAGACGGTTCGAGATCCGAAACGATAGGGCCTACAAAGTTCAGGCGTACGGAGAATGTAACGATTACCCCCAGCAGGTTATGGAAATCGTTGACGCTTCCGGTACCGGAAAAAGCTGTGTAGATGTGTACGCAAAATTCATAAGTGGAAAGGGTTTTGAGGACGTTGATTTTTACAAAAAAATTGTCAACCGATTAGGACAAACGAATGATTATATTTCTGACCAGGTCTCTAAAGATTATGCAGAGTTTGGCGGGTTCGCTATCCATGTAAATTGGAATGCAAACTTTAAAATTTGCGAACTGCAGCACATACCTTTTGAACAGGTTCGTTTTGAAATGTTGGATTTAGAAACATTCGAATTTAACCGTGTAGCATTACACCCTGACTGGGGACGTAGATTCACAAATTTAAGAAGGTGGAGAAAAGAAGATATTCAATTTGTTGACTTCTTTAATCCGGATCCCGTAGAAATTCAATCACAAATTGATCAAGCCGGAGGTTGGGAAAACTATAAAGGTCAGATTCTTTACTTCTCTAACGAGGGTGAAAGGGTTTATCCACTTCCTGTATCAGATACGGTCTTAACAGACATGAGTACAGAAGAGGGAATTGCCAATGTTTCGAACAGAAACGCCCGAAATAACTTCTTAACAGCTGGGATGCTTATAAATACAGTATCAAACAATGATTCAGCAGCAAGTACCGAATACGGTAGTAGTGAATCAGAGAATGAAAGAAGAGAAGAATCAGGACAAAACAGAGAAGATCAGACAACTCAATTCGAATTAGCTATAAAATCATTCCAGGGAGACGAAACAGCCTGTAAAATGATGTATGTTGAGATCGAAGAGGGAGAAACGGCACCCGTTTTTACTTCATTTAAGGGTACAAATTACGATAAAGAGTTTACTGTAACACTTTCAACCTCACAATCTAACATAGGAAAGCGATTTAATCAGCCCCCTATCTTAAGAGCTGAGAATGTAGGAGCAAATTTTGGGGCTGATTTGATGAAAAATGCCTATGATTACTACAATTCTGTAGTAGAAAATGAGCGTTTAGCACTTGAAAGAGTCTTTTCTACCATATTTCAACACTGGTTCGAACCAACATCCGGTAATTATTCTATTACTCCACTCTCTTATGAAGTAGAAATGACCCTTGCGGACCGATTAGGAGCCGAACAGTTGAAAGAAATCATTCTCTTAGTCAATGATAAGACCTTGACAAGTGATTTAAAGAGATCCATTGCAAAGACTCTTTTTGGACTTTCGGAAGATGAAGCAAATAATTTAATTCCCGTTGACATTGTAATGCCATGATAATTCAACCACAAGACATACGGGCAGTTCGCCCAATCGCTGAAAATGTAAACGATGATAAAAGACTCATTCCTTACATTGAAGAATGCGAAACACTTTATCTAATTCCAAAATTAGGAGCAAAACAATTCTTATCAATTGAGAAAGCTATAAAAGACAGTCAGCTTGAAGTTCCCGTTGCGCTTCCTGAAGTAATTGTAAACTTAATGGATGGTTGTTACTTTGATAGTGATAACCAACACTCACAGGGCTTAAAACAAGCGATGGGATATTTAGTATATTCTCGTTTTGCCAGGAATCAAAATGTAAATGTAACCGCCTTTGGAATGACTCAAAAACGGGGTGAATTCAGTGATCCGGTTGACGAAAAAACAATCATACGTATTTCAAACGATGCTGAAAAAATCGGGCTCGAATATTTGAAACAGTGTATTGATTTTTTGAACTTTGGAAAAGGAAAAAGAGATCAACGGAATTTTAAACAGAAATGCAAATTTAAAGCAATAGGAGATTAAGGTATGAGGTTCTGGAATGGAATGGTTAGAAAATTAATAGGGGTTTCGACAGATAAAATACTTATCGGAGATGAAAACTCTGACGAACCTCAATATATGGAGTTCGGAGATCTTCCGTTTGCTTCACCCGAATCACTAACCGATGAATCAAATGCTCGACTAGCAGAAGATGAATTACTTGCACAAAACATAGTAAACGAAGCATCTTCCAGATTACAGGCAGATGCTTCACTAACTGCTCAAATCGCTACTAAAGTAACCCGTCAACCTCTTGTATCCATTACCGGAACTATACAAGCCACAGCGGGAGGTCAATACGCATACGACCCTGCTACTAAGAAAATGAATGTGTCAGGATCTAACCTAATGTGGGGAATTCAGACTACTCCATCAAACGGGGTAATATATACCTTTAACGGCACGAACTACGTTTGGAACTCTTCTGAACTGATAGAAATAGGCACAGGAGGTGGAGGTGAAGGAATTAAAACCATTGTAGCAAATGACCTGTTATTTTTCGACACATTTTTAAATTTAGGACTTTACGAAAATTTAGGGTATCTACGAGGCACATATTCAGGAAGATTAAGGGCACCGTTTTTTGATCAACGGGTAGACACGATCGACAAGATTTATATACGATCTATCGATGTCTCAGATCCTAACGCAGCAATTCCTAATTTTAAAATATATGGTACAGCTCAAACGATTCCAACTGTACCCGAGGCTTCGGAAATGACGCTGATTCTTGGACATTTATCCTACACTATTAAAGCTGATGATCCAAATAATTGGAAAGTAAGTGCAAATACAAATGGTGGGTCGATGATATTCCCTTCATTAGGCGATGTTACAAAGTCTATGACGTTTATCATTCCTGGTACTTCTTATCCTATCCTTTTTAATGGAGTATCCATAGCCGCTGGAAATACTGTTTTCGCGATCTATACAGCGGGAGTATGGACAATAGACTCTACGATTGTAGAAATACCCGTTATTCCTAATTACTCTGATATCAGCGTTAAGAAGAAAATCGATGACGAAACCTTGCTTATATTAAAGGCAGATGGAAATTTTACTACGGCACTTCCTTCTGTACTGGCTTGCACGCAGAAAGATTTAATTTTACTGACTAATACGACAGATAAAAGTCAAATAGGGGTCTACCAACTAATTTTAAGGCATTATCCAGCGTTTGCAAATTCTACTTTGAAACTCATTGCATCTGGAATCTCTTTAAATACTATTCGTGTTGCAGGGAGTGGAACGTGGGAAAATAAGTATGACGGGTTTGATTTGGGGACAATAGCTTTTGAGAAGATTGGAGCGACAACAGAACCGATGATATACGTTCTTTCAGGAATAGACGAAGCGATTACAATAGGTAGAAAAGCAAGCGAAACAGCGAGGTTTAAACAAAGCATAGGTGCAACGGATATTTATTTAGAACAAACGGATACTTCGACTGATTACCCTAATATTATCGATATTACTAAAAATGGAGCTTCTATATTTGCAACAAAACCCCGTATTCTGGCAGGGTCTTTACACTCGGTCAATGATCATGTTTTAATAGCCGACCCTACTGTTTTCAATATAGAGGATGTAAGAACTGTTTCGGTTACTCAGATAGGAACAATTACAGGAAAAAATTTAGTATTAAGTTTAACATTAAATAAAATATAATATCATGAACCAGGCAATTAAAATTTTATGGAAATCTACTGAAAGAAATTATGAAAACGCAGTAGGTGGTATCGATTATCAAGTATTGAAATCAAATTACGCATTCCCATCATCGGAGGCGGATTTTGACCCTACTTTGGCAAATCCTCTGGAGGAAACATTAATAATGGTTGATACGACAACCGAGTCAGAACCGGAAATGAGAAGTTACAAGGCTGTAAGTTATTGTAATCCAACTAATGTTAAGGACCAATTTTTTACGAAAGTAAATCAATTTCAAACATCTACGCATTACGAATTTAAAACGGTAGATGAATTGGTAGTAGCTATTAAACAACGCGAACAAGAGGCTAATAACCGAATTTGTTTTTTAGCTGATTTTGCTAAACTTTCGATGATTAATTCACCAATCATGACAAAGGGCGCAACAGGGGTATTGACAGCTAAGGAACAGGAGGTATACGACCGTACATTGGAAGTACAGGCTATTGCAGTTGACAACGATACAAACGCAAGGCGGTTAATTGATATCGCTATTGCTAACGCTATTCCGGATGCTATACAACAGGCTTTTGATTTAAATTCAGGTTGGAAAGAAAGTGGGATAACACCGCTTGACATTCCATTCAATGAATTAATGCCTTAAGTTATGCGATTATCCTTATTACAAAATTCAAACAACCGAGAAATGCGATATAATCCATATGTAAATTCACAAAAAAAACCATCACCGGAGATTTTAAAAGATAGCAACACTGTAGCATGGTGGGATTTTACAGATGTTTCAAAAGTTGTAAAGGATTCAAATAACTTTGTTTCTTCTGTATTAGATATTAGTGGGTTAGGTAATACTCTAA